TGTGTTTATTACAATTTATGAGCTGTAACGATGTCTGAAAGAGAATATGTTGTTGTTGTTAATCGAGGTGAAGACTTAGAGGCATTTGATGCCGAACTAGAAGCATCAACAGGTTCTGGCCCAATACCAAATAGATCAGTAGAAGTTGCTAATCCTAGACCTGGATCAGATCGCATGACTCACTGGATGCTCACTGACGACGAAGCAGAAGAATTAAAAAAAGATCCACGAGTATATTGTGTAGAAATACCTGTCGATCAAAGAGACGATATTCAAATTGGTCACGCAGCTAGACAAACAGGAACATTTTATAGAGGTTCAAATTTACAAGCAAGTTATGTGAATTGGGGCTTAAGAAGATGTACAGCAAATGATAACTCAGCATTTGGATTCCAAACTACACTAACTGGAGATTACGATTATGCTATTGACGGTACTGGTGTTGATGTTGTAATACAAGACAGTGGTATACAAGCAGATCACCCAGAATGGGTTAGTACTAAAAATGAACTCATTGATACTGTACAAGGCGGTGTTACTACATTTAATTTTATTGATAACAACATAGCAACTAATGATATATACGTACCATATTATCAATTTGCAAATCCTACAGCTAATTATATTGCTTCAATGACAGGAACACCCTGGGCAAACGGACAATATGACGGTGCCGAATTTTTAATACGATTTGTTTTAGCAGACGGCAAGACTATAGAAAGAACTAGAATATTCGGAGGTATAGGAAACGGTACAGTAACTGCAGGAAAAAATACTTTCGAACTTAGTCTAGCAGGTACAATACATATTGAACAAACTGACGAAGATTTAAGACTTGCTTTTACTACTGGTGGCTATACTCAAAACGGAGTAATACAGTTATGGTTAAAAGCCGGACAGACTAGAATGCGTCAAATAGATTGGTACGGTGCAAGCGGACTTAGTGGTACACAAAATGCAAATCATTATAGAGATGCTGACGGCCACGGAACACATGTTGCAGGTATAGCAACAGGTAAAACATATGGTTGGGCCAAAGGTGCTCATGTTTATTCACAAAAGTTAGCAGGCCTAGAAACATTATCAGGAACTGACGGAACAGGAATTGCATCATCAGATGCATTTGATGCTATAAGATTATGGCATAACAATAAACCAATAGACCCAGTTACTGGTGCAAAACGACCAACAGTTGTTAATATGAGTTGGGGGTACAGTAGCATTATAACTACTACTCCATCAAGTGGATCTTATAGAGGTACTCCTTGGACATGGGGATCTACATATACAGATCGATATGTATTATGGGCAGATACTGGTATACCAACAGCAACTGAAGGTGGTGGCTTTAGAATGCCAGCCCGTGTAGGATCAATTGATGCTGAAATTGAAGCCATGATTGATGCCGGCATACACGTTTGTATTGCTGCAGGCAATACCCCAATGAAACATGATGTTTCAAATGGATTAGATTATAATAATGTTGTAGTGTTTAATGCAATATCTTACGAGTACCATAGAGGAAGTTCACCATATAGTGACCGTGCATTAAATGTAGGTAATATTGACAGTAGTATTCAAGCGTCAGGAGGAAGCTATTTTGATAAAACAGCAACATCGTCTACTAGAGGTCCTGCTGTAAATATATGGGCACCAGGAAATGGAGTAGTAAGCACAGCAAGTAATATAGGTGATGTTTTTTATACTACAATAGATTACCCAGACGATGATAATTACAAAATTATGAACATTGGAGGTACTTCTATGGCGTCTCCTCAAGCAGCAGGCCTTGTAGCATTAAAGGCACAATCATTACCAACAGCAAGTCCAGATAAATTGCGTCAAGATATTATTAATGATGCAAAAGATGTAGTATATAACACAGGTTCTAGTACTGATTATGATAACTTAAATCAGAGCTTGTTAGGTTCAGAACCTAACATAATGTTTTCCAAGTATGCGGTATATAATCCAATGTCTTATACAGGACCTCTAACAATTCGTAACGTCGGACCTCGATTGCGATAAATATAAAAAAGGAACTATATAATGGCTTTAAATTTTCCAATCAGTCCAAACATAGACGATACATATACAGATGGTACAACCACATGGAAGTGGGACGGGTCTGTATGGAACATTGTTGACGGCGCAGACGGAGTTGCATTATTTAAAACTGTTGCAGGTGATACTGGCAGTGCAACAGCAACAACAGCCACAGACACAATTACTATTGCAGGCGGTACTGATATTGCTAGTAGTGTAGTAGGAAAAACTCTAACAATTAATTATACAGGTTCTGCATCTAATCCAAATTTATTTTCAAGTATAGGTACAGATGACGGAACATTAAATGCAACAACACCTACTAGTACTGTTGATATTATCGGCGGCACAAATATAACTACACAAAATTCAACAGACACTAATGACATTGAAATTAATGTAAGTCCATTTAGCATAGACTTTTTGTCAGACGTTGACACAACAACATCACCACCAAGTACAGGTAGTGTAATAAAATGGGATGGTGCAAAATGGGCACCAGGAACTGATGCTACTACCGGTGGTGGCGGCACTGATGCTGATACACTTGATGGTCAAGATGGATCATACTATTTAAACTATAATAATCTTTCTAATACACCGAGTGTATTAACATTAACTGACCTAAGTATTGGTAATGAATTAACTGCCTCAGGTGATGGAGCAATTAGTTATGATAATACTACAGGTGTGTTTAGATTTACACCTCCAGATCTTAGCAGTTACTTAACTAGTGTACCGGCACAGTCATTTAGTAGTTTAACAGGTAAACCAACAACACTTGCAGGCTATGGCATTACAGATGCATTTGACGGTGCTTTTAGTTCACTTACTAGCAAACCAACAACACTTGCAGGATACGGTATTACAGATGCAGCATTAGCATCAAGCATACCAACAGATTTAACAGACTTAAACATTATAGATGGTACAGCAAATCAAGTACTAACAACTAACGGTGCAGGCGGATTTAGTTTCCAAGACATAAGTGCTAGTTCAGGCGAAACAAACCAAAACGCATTTAGTAACGTTGCTGTAGCAGGACAAACAACAGTAGCTGCAGAATCAAAAACTGATACACTTACACTTGTAGGCGGTACTAGTATTAATGTAACCACTGATGCCAATACTGACTCAGTAACTATTGCGTATAATGGTGCATCAGGTGTTACTGCATTTTCAAATTTAACTGATGTAAATGATGCAAACTTTTTAACAGTTGATAGAATTTTTGAACATGCCGCAACTACGTTCACTGTAGACAACATTGGTGCTACATCTTATACATTTAACCCGCATTATGCAGGAAATAATCCATCAATCTATTTAATATCCGGACATACATATGCATTTAATTTATTAGGTGTAGGCGGTCATCCGTTTGAAATACAAGATGCATCTTTGAATGCACTTACAACAAACTTACTACATGTAGCTGAAGACGGTACAGTAAGTGCTGACAGTGATGCACAGGGTCAAGACGACGGAACATTGTATTGGAGAATTCCAGAAAATACTAGTGGTAGTTTTGCATATCAGTGTACACTACATTCTGCTATGGTTGGAAGCATTACTGTTAAAAGACTAAGCAGTCTTTAAATCATTAACTATAGTAGTTAATCTCTTACGTATCTCAATTATTCGTATTCTATTTTCGTGTAATGAACGAGGATCAATATATCCGTTATTTGCAGGATCGTGACCTGCGTCTATTTGTGCTGCTTCAGATGCTAATTCTTTTAATAACTTATTACATTCTTCTTTAAGTGCAGGATTTGATACTAAAGAAAGTTCTTGAGTAAAATATTTTAAGTCTTTTTGAAATTTTGGAAGTTCACTAAACTTTAGATTGTTCATTGTCTGCCTCAATATTACTTGCAGGTATTATGTGATAAACATCTTTAGGATCGTATTTGGTTGCTGTTTCTGCTATAGCACTTCCTGCATATAAACATTCTAAACTAACAGGCATTAATGGAGGAACATGAAACACTGAACCTTCATTTAAATCGTTTTCATATAGTTTACCTGTTTCAGTATCAATCCATCTAATTCTAAGTTGTCCGCTATTAACAAACCACGACTTAGTAGTATTCTTAGTAAAGCTCATGTTAGTTTTTGATCCTATGTGTTCAAATACTAATATTTTACTAGAATAATGTTCTGTATTAGCCCATAATACTTCATATCCATATTCAGTTTTAGTTACATTATCATTCATTTTAATACCTAATTAATTAAATTGATTACTTCAAAAAGTGTTTCAAGTTTACGTATATTAACTTTACTTTCAAGTGTATTTTTTAATCCAAAATGTAAAGGTTTTGGCCACTTATTAAAACTGACCCACGCATAACCGTCGTGTTCTTTATTAAGTTGTGGAATAAATTCTTTGTCAATAACACACAAGTATGTATGAAACAAGAATTGTGTATCATTGCTTACAAACGTTTCAAGTGGAATAGTTTTTTTAATGTTAGGAACATTACCTATTTCTTCTTTAATTTCTCGTTGTAAACCTTCCCACGGAGTTTCTTTATCTTCAGTTGTGCCGCCAACTAATCCCCAAACATTATCTCGCTTGGTATTAGCCCTGCGAACAAACAGGAATCGTTTAGTTTCTAGTGTGTAAAAGATTGCACCACTACAGATAATTTTTTTGCTCATACAAATAATTATCTTTAAAGTGCTAGTCTCCAGGTGCCTCTTGGATACTCGCCGTCTACTGAAAGTAGCCATTCTGAGTTATTCCAACGGTATTGTTTTGAAGTTGTAAGATTAGTAATGTATACTACGTCAGTTGCACTATCATTTGCAGAAGCATCAAATACTACATGCCATTTAGTACCATCCCATTCAATAATGTCATTTGCTTGTGCTACAAAGTCTGACCCGTCTTGATTTTTCCATGCGTCTGGCCCGTCAGTATTAATTGCATTGCCAATTGGATTAAGTATTAAAACTCTAGGTGTAGTAGAGCCTAAGTTTAATGCTGATGTTCCTGTTGTTGCAGGATCAATAATATAATCTACATTACTTCTGTCGCCCATTGGGCCTGTTAATACTGTATTGTCTGGTAATGAATCTGCGTCCCAGTTAACACTAATTTGTGTTTCGTCTAATGGGTTTAGACTAAATGTACCAACTATTGCATATTCAGTGTCTTGATAATCTAAGCGTCTTAAATGTATTTGAGAAATACCTGCTTCGTATGATCCTGGCATTGCTTCAAATAGTGTTCGCCAATCAACAGTGCCAACTTTACCTTTGTATATTAATTTAACACTATTACCTTCAACATATATCCCTTGATTTTCATATGTAACTGTTGTAACATTAGTATTATTACTAGTCTCATATATTTCATTTCCGTCTCGGTCAACACGCCCCACTACTATTGAGTCGTCCCATGCATCAAGTTGCGGAGTTGATAAATCAACTTCTATAGTGCCTTTAGATTCGTCATGTATACTAGCAATAATATTTGTTATTACACCTAACTTTTTAACTTTAACTGGCGGACTAATATATATTGGTACAGCAAAACTCATTGACGATACATCAATTTCACTTTCAGTTCCTACAGGAATAGTTCTATTACTAAAATTAATACTAGTAATACTTACTGTTGTTAAACTAGTCCAGTCAATATAATTGTCTGTAGTCTGTATTTCTAATGTAGGATTAAATAGAACTAATATTTGTTCCATCAACTGTAATTTTTGATCTGTGTTAGAAGTCCATAAGTCAACATTTAAGTTTAAAATATAAGGAGTAGGATGTAATCGTTCTACAGTATAATTTTTACCTTGAATACCTTCATATGTTTGTGTATCGTTATTGTACTTTTGTTCCCTAATATGTTGCTTACTAACATAACTTGAATCAGATATTCTTGATGAATCTGTTTCTAATCCTTGAATATATACACCCATTCTAGGTACACTTGGTAGTTTGTTCTCACTGTTATCACGCAAAATACTACCAACTTGTCTAGTAATGTCGCCATACATAACTGGTACTGTTACAAGTTTATTTTCGTTATCTTTGTAACTAAAGTTACTCATTAACCTAACCATTTGGGTTACGTATCTTCTAATTTGTCCGTCGTAAAAATGTTGCATTAGATATCAGCCTCTGGTTTTTTAGGTCTTAGAGCTTTACTTAAACTACTGCGTTCTTGTACAGTTTCTCCAGCAATTTCGTTTGTATTTGTATTGTTAATAAATGTACCCTTTTGTGTAGTCTCTGTATTTGTGTTTGACAATGTCATTCTTACATCACCTTCAACTTTAATCCATCTTGTACCATCATATTGGAAAAGACGTTTTGGTAAAAAATCGGTTCTAAGGAAATAATCCCCGTCAACAGCATCAGTTGGAAATGATATGCCATGTCCAAATGTTGCTCCGTTTGGTGCATTCTCTTGACCTATTAGATAACCTTGATAACCGGATCTAGACGGTTTTGCTTGTATCTCGCCGTCTGCATTGGTATTCTTAAGATCAACACTACCGTCTGCATTAGAATCTAAACTATAATAATGTGCAACGTCAAAGCCTGACTTAGGAGCATCTGCTTCTGCTTGTGCTACTACAGCATCATTAATTTGCATTTCTTTTTCATATGTTGACAATACATCTCTTAGTGTATCGCCACCTGGTGCATGTTCGTCTGCTGGTAGATCTAATATATCTTTGTATTCTTGTGAATCGTATATTTGCTTTAACTTTAATCTATAAAGATGTGGATACCAAGTAGGTGAAAATCCTTCAGCGGCTCTGTTAATATCTTCAATAACATAGAAACGTTTAAGTGCTACAGTATAATCGTTAAGAGCATATTCATCTTTAAGGTGTGGTAATTCTATTACATCACCCGGCATTAACTTTCTGCCAATTGTTTCTACACTACTATTAATGTGTACTGTCATAAACAATGTATCATTACTTAAGAATAGCCCAAATTGGCTTAAATCAAAGTCAATGTCTTGTACATTGTAAATACCTCTAATAGTATAGATATCGTCGTCATACTTGCGATCCCTATTTTCCATAAACAACATATCTTGTATGTTGGTTTCTTTAACAACATCGTAATGAGGTTGATCTGCTGTTGCATCCTCTTCTGATGTATTTTTAGGGCCGATATACTTATGAACAAATAAGTCAGTTCCTCCAACTGTAAACATTTCGAGGATCTGTTTATCTAAAAACTTGTAGTCTGCACCTTTTTCGGGTTTGTATAAACTTAATCTTGGCATAAACATATTTATCGTTATGTGCCGCCATACGATAAATACTATTGGAGAAACAATTATATGACAGACTTAGCAACACAAAAACAAGAAATTTTCGACTATGTTCACAGTATGTTAGGTGGTGGTATGGTCGATGTTGAACTTGACCCTGTTCATTATGAAACAGCGTTAACCAAAGCATTAACAACATATCGTCAAAGATCAGATAATGCTGTAGAAGAATCTTATATCTTCTTAGAATTAATACCTGATCAGAATGAATATACGTTAGCCAATGAGATTATGGAAGTAAGAAAATTATTCCGTAGAAGCATAGGTTCTCGTTCAGGTGGCGGTGACGGCGGAACATTGTTTGAACCGTTTAACATGGCATATACTAACACATACTTACTATCTAGTTCTAACATGGGCGGATTAGCAACTTATGATTTGTTTAGTCAATACCAAGAGTTAGTTGGTCGTATGTTTGGTTCTTTCATTGAATTTAAATGGAACAGTACTACAAAGAAACTAACTATTCTCCAAAGACCAAGAGCAGACGAAGAAGTAATGATGTATTGTTACAACTATCGTCCAGATTCAGAACTACTTAAAGACTATCTAGCAATCCAATGGATTAAAGATTATACACTTGCAAGTTGCAAATACATGCTCGGCGAAGCACGTAGTAAGTTTGCTACTATAGCAGGTCCACAAGGTGGTTCAGCACTTAACGGTGAAACACTAAAAGCAGAAGCACAAGCCGAACTTGAAAAACTACAGAACGACGTATCATTACAAGTCGGTGGTGGTGTCGGCTATGGTTTCACTATTGGCTAAGCCGTCCCAAAAAGAAGCCTGCAGGCTTTTTTATATGGTTAAAGGCCATCTTCCAAATGACATGAAAACAATTTATGCCTGCTATGAAGGATACTTCAAACGGTTATGGAATAATAACGAAGGCTACACACACGAAGTAGGTTTTGAAGAGACCTATAATCAATTTTTAAATAAAACTATTGACAAGTAGCATAAAATACAGTATAATTAATTTAATTAAAAAGGATTATACTTTATGTTACCAAAACTCCTCGTAGTAGGGCACGGCCGACACGGCAAAGATACTGTTTGCGAAATGTTAGAAAAGTACAACTATTCATTTCAGTCATCATCAAAATTTTGTTCTGAACTTTTTATATTCAATGATCTAAAAGACAAATACGGTTATGCCAATGAGGAAGAATGTTATGTAGATAGACATAACCATAGAGCAGAATGGTACGACATGATTCACGATTATTGTAGTAAAGACCTAGCACGATTAGGTCGTAATCTATTTGCTGAAAATAGTATATACTGTGGACTAAGAAATAAACGTGAATTCTTTGCAATGCAAAATGAAGAAATATTTGACTATGCTATTTGGGTAGACAGAGCAGATCATTTGCCTCTAGAAAGTTATAAGTCTATGAGCATTGAACAATGGATGTGTGATTATACTATTGACAATAACGGTGACCTTGAGCGTTTAGAAAAAAATGTAGATGTACTGATTAAAACTATATTTAAAAATCGGGGATTAGATCACCTTGCTTCCACTTAACTCCTTCTTTTTGTAGAGTTCGTTGACAATTAGCACAGATAGTTTTTAAGTTAGTAGGCCGGCAATTATTTAAATCTCCGTCTACATGAAACACATTAAACTGTTCGTGATGTTTGCTCTGAAAGCCACATTTTTCGCATTTATCTTTTTTAACGTAACCCGACTGTCTCCATTTAGGAACTCCGATACTCTTTCCGCCTGTCCTTAAACATCGTTCACATCGTTTTCGATAATAGGTTTTATTACCTTTTTTGTAGTTAATAGCGGCAGGTCTTTGTCCGCAAACGCATAATGGTCTCATACTTGTATTTACCTCACCTTTTTGGTCCCTTTTTTGTGGTGTTTTCGCCATTGTTTTTTTACTAAGATGCTAAATACTAGTAACAACTTATACCTAATAGGAGAACAAAATGGCATTAACATCACCAGGAGTACAGGTCAGCGTAATTGACGAGAGCTTTTACACACCAGCTGAACCAGGTACCGTACCAATGATATTCGTTGCTTCCGCCCAGGATAAACTGAATGGCGCAGGCACGGGGACAGCAGCAGGAACAACTAAGGCAAACGCAGGTAAGCCATACTTACTTACTTCGCAACGCGACCTTACTGAAACCTTTGGCGACCCAACTTTTATAACAGATTCTAATAACAATCCAGTACACGCAGGAGAACTTAACGAGTACGGATTACAAGCAGCTTATTCAATGCTTGGTGTTAGCAACAGAGCATATGTTGTTCGTGCAGACATCGACCTTAATGAATTAAAAGCATCAGCAACAGCACCAGCGGCTGCACCAGCAGACGGAACAAGTTGGTTTGATACACAAACTTCAACTTTTGGTATATTTGAATGGAATTCAAATTCAGCTACTACAACAGGCGGACAAACTTTTAGTAATAAAGTTCCAACTGTTATCACTGATGTAACTAAACTAGTTGGCAATAGTGCAACTGGAAATCCAAAAACATCAGTTGGCCAAATTGGTGATTATGTAGTTGTTGCAACTACAACAGTAAATAAGTTGTTTTACAAAAATTCAAGCGGTGCATGGGTACAAGTTGGAAGTGCAGCTTGGAAAGGCAGTCACGCTACAGTAAAAAGTTCTTCAGCTGTTGCTAGTGTTGCTTCAGGCGTAACAATGACAATTAACAGTGTTACTGTTACATCAAGCGGAACAGCGTTAACAGATGTAGTAAACGATATTAACGGTTTATCAATTGCAGGCGTTACAGCGGCAGTAGTAGATAGCCAATTAGAGCTTTATAATACAGGTGCTTCAACAGCAACTATTATTATTGCAGAAGGAACAGGACTTGCAGACGATGTTAAGATTCCAGCAGGAACTTATGCAATTCCAGCATTAACAACTGCTCCACATACAAGCGTACCAGAGTATAAGTCAACTGATACAACTCCAAGACCATCAGGAAGTATTTGGTTTAAAACTACTGAACCTAATTTAGGTGCTCGTATTAGAGTTAAACAGTATGCTACTGGAACTGGCACATGGACACAAGTTGGTGCTCCAATTTATGCTAATAACCAATCAGCATTATACGCACTAGACAAAAGCGGTGGCGGTGCTAACTTAGCAGCAGGTTCATTGTATGTACAAACTAACGTAGCTGAAGAATCAGTTAACTTAGCAACTTTTAAAATATTTGAAAGAGCAGCATCAGGTGCAACTGTTATAACAAGTTCAGCTGTAGCAGCTCAACTTTCAGCACAGAGTTATGCTTTTGATATTCAAGAAACTTTAGCAAATAACGGTGCATTACAGTCAGCAAAAACTGTATCATTTACAGCAACAGGTGCTACAAGTGACGCAGATGTATTAGCAGGTGCTATTAACAGTGCAGGATTTACTAACATTGTTGCAACTGTTGACACTGCTAACAAAGTTTCAATTAAACACACATTAGGTGGAGACTTCCGTATTACTGATACAGGAGGTGCATTAGCACTTATTGGATATTCAGCTTATGTAGATGCAAATTCAGGAACACCTAATTTATATGCTGCTCCAGCAGGCGACACAGTAAATGATTTTGTTGCTTCAAACTGGAAAGTATTAGCATATACAGCAGGCGAAGATGCTCCAACAGCATTAACAGCAGATGGCACACTTTGGTACAATTCAATTGTAGACGAAGTTGACCTTATGATTCACAATGGTACTACTTGGGTAGGTTACTTAGATTCAACAAGTCCGTTTTATGCGGCTACTGATGGTGACAAGACTGATCCAAATGGACCGCAAGTTTCAGCTTCTGAGCCAACATTACAGTCAGACGGTACAGCACTTAAAAATGGAGACATTTGGGTCAGCACAGCAGACTTAGAAAACTATCCGTTAATTTACAAATATAACGGTTCTACATTAAAGTGGGTATTACTAGATAAAGGCGATCAAACTACTGAAGACGGTGTACTATTTGGTGACGCTCGTTATAACACAGCAGGATCAAACAGTGCAGCAGCAGGTGAGATTAAAGACCTATTATCAAGCAACTTCTTAGACGCAGATGCTCCAGACCCAGCACTTTATCCAAAAGGAATGCTATTATGGAACACAAGACGTTCAGGATTTAATGTTAAGAAATTTGTTAGAAACTATGTTGATACATCATTAGACAATGGACGTTTTGGTGATGAGTCAATGAGTTCTTACTACACACACCGTTGGGTAACTGAATCAGCTAACCAAGATGACGGTTCAGGTAGCTTTGGTGCTAAAGCACAACGTAAAGTTGTTGTACAAGCAATGCAAGCAATGGTTAACAGTAATGACGAAATTAGAGATGATGAGTCAAGAGTGTTTAACTTAATGGCAACTCCAGGATATCCAGAACTAATTGGAGAAATGATTTCACTAAACAATGATAGAGGCTTAACAGCATTTATTGTTGGTGATTCACCAGCTAAACTAAAATCCGACGCAACATCTTT